CTGGTTCCGGTGCTGGTTCCGGTGCTGGTTCCGGTGCTGGTTCCGGTGCTGGTTCGTCGGCGTATTTCACCATTAACTCTCGATACTCTTCGGCATCGATTTCCATACACAACGGATCTGAGCTAAGAATCTCGTTAAGCTCAGCTTCAGTTTCGCAGAATCCGCAACTATCTGACTCTGGGTGCGCATAATAAAACGGACCTGTGCGTTTCGCTTCGCCTTTCAGCTCAGCAACAAATTCCGCTGCGTCCACATCGAGTTTTTCTAGTGTGGCGTTATACAGCTCGTCACTGATACGTGGCTTGCGGCGGAATAACTGATCGTTAGTGGTTGACTTGTTACTGGTGTTAATGTCGCCACACCAGCGGCGACCAGAGGCATCGCGATCATCTGACAGTTCCAGCGGTTCGCCAGTTTCGATATTTACCAGCCCGTCTGCGATGTGTGGCTCGGCGACGGGCGTATAGGTGGTGCTAAGCTCACCGACTGTATCAGTAACTTCATGCGTCACGGTAAGACCAGACAGCGCCTGAGTGATAAGTGAAAGCTCGCTTACACTATCGGGGATAATTTTTAACTCTAGTTTCATATCGGGTTTCCTTTTTCGTTTCGGTAGGGACATAATAATCGCTTGCGCTTAGTTGTCAATAGTGCAACAATAAAAACCTGAATTTAATTTGGTGAGGTGATTATGTTCGTTAAATGGGTGAGTGACTATTATCCGCTTGGACATTGGGAAGCTGTAGATACTGGCGTTCAATATAAAGCCACGCATGAGCGCTTTTTAGCTGGTGTTTTTGGCCGACAAATAGTAGTTGAAATGCGAAACGTTACTGGCGGTAGTGGACATGGCGAACCCGCTATAACTGCAACTGCGCCACATGCTTTTTATATTGACGACCTTAAAACGGCAGATATTGAGGGCGTGGTGGTATCTGTTCATAAATCGTTAATGGAGCAACTAAAATGAAAAGTGACCCGAATGTACCTAAAGTGTGCAAGGACTGTGGGAAAAGTCTCGATTTATCCACGCGCTATCTAGTAAGAGTGCCAGTAAAACCAAAAGGTGCACGAAATAGATGGAAACACGTAGGTTATCAATGTGAAGATTGTGAGGGTCTTAAGAAATGAAACGCTGGTTAAAACAGTTATTCTGTCGCCACTGGTATCAACATCACCTAGTTTTATGCAGTGCTCCGAATACGCACCACGATGTGAAAACCTGCATCAAGTGCGGTAAATCCTCTACTTTATTCTCTGGTACTCGCCAAGCGTGGTACAAACGACACGGGATATAAAACTTAATGATCATACAACTAAGACCGTACCAACAAGCGGCGGTGGACGAAACATATCAGGCGTGGCGTAACGGTAACCAGAATGTGTGCTTAGTGATGCCCACCGGTTCGGGCAAGGCATTTACGCTGTCATTCGTGGCGAAAGAGTACGCCAGTCGCCAAGAGAAAGTTATTATCCAGGTGCACCGTAAGGAACTCCTTGGGCAACTATCGTGCTCACTCGCGGCGATCGGCGTCATGCACACTTTTATTGCTCCGAAAAAAACTATTAACTTCATCTGTCGCTTACACCGCGAGAAGTTCCAAGGACGCTGCTATTACTCCACAACGGCGAAAGTCTGTCTTGCTACAGTACAAACGCTGGTACGTCGTAACACTACGTCATGGGAGTCGCTGGTTAAATTAAAAATCTGTGATGAATTTCATCATTTACAGAAAGGTAATATATGGGGTAAAGCATGGGAAAAGTTCGAAAATGCTAACGGTCTCGGCCCAACAGCAACACCACAGCGTACCGACGGCGGTGGCCTGAGTCGTGAAACGGACGGCTTTGCTGATTATATGGTACTCGGTCCAACTATGCGACAGCTGATCGACTTAGGCGCACTGTCAAAGTATCGCGTATTTGCGCCGCGTACCGATATCCGCGACGAATTACTGAAAACCGATATCCGCGACGAATTTACGGCGCAGTCAGTGGAGGAAGCGCTGCTAGGATCACATATCGTGTCAAATGCGGTACGCGAGTATCAGCGGGTGATGCTGAATGAACAGGCGATCGTATTCGGTCGCAGCGTACAGAATGCCGAGGAACTGGCCAATGAATTTAACGCTGCTGGTATTTCTGCGCTGGCGCTATCGTCGAATGATGACGATGAGAAACGCGAGCGTGGCATGCGTGACTTTGTTAACGGTAAGCTGCGCATTCTGACTAACTACGCGTTATTCGATGAGGGGGTCGATGTACCTGGTTTAACCGGTGTTATCGACTGCCAGCCTACTAAGTCACTGATTAAGTTTCATCAGAAATGGGGGCGTATGCTGCGCACCGCACCGGGGAAACAGTACGGCATTTACATCGATATGGTTCACAATCTGAGGATCGGGGATATCGGTAACCATGCGCTACCTGACTCACCGCAGCTATGGTCACTTGACCGTACCAAAACCCGCAGCAAAGAGGAGCAAGACGACATCGTTAAGCTCACGAACTGCTTAAACTGCTGGTCGCCGTACGCCGCTGACTTACACGCTTGTCCTTATTGTGGCACAGTGCCCCCCGCACCTACTCCGCGCGGCTTATCGGCGGGACCAGTGTTAATCGATGACGATTTAGTCGAGTTAACGCCCGAAACGTTAGCTAATCTGCGCGGCGAAATCGATTCGGCGCGGCAGGACTCCACGGAAGCTATGCACGAGAAATTTGGAGCGGCAGCGTCAGGGATTATCCCAATGAAGTGGCGTAAAGACCACCGCAAGCGTAAAGAGGAACTGCAGGAGCTAGACCGTATCATTTCGCTGTGGGCGGGAATGTGGCACGAGTTCGGTATGACCGATGCGGATATCCACGAGGAGTTTCGTAAAGCGTACCGCATGAGTATCTTTCAGGCAAGGGCACTGAAACGCGCCGAAGCGGAAAAGTTACGTGAAAAAATAACTGTTGCACTCGTCGATAATGGTGTTATAGTAACTGAGTAGTGTTAATTAATTTACTGAGGATATAAATTATGACCGTACGTACCTCTTCAACTAACGCATCATTCACCGGTGCTTCAGCAACATCGCACCTTACCCCGATGTGGCAACTCGCTGCTCGAAATAACCAGAAACCTAAAATCGTTACGCGCCGTAAATCAGCGCCTAATGCGTATCACCGTGTACTGTGGGGTTAATTCCGATGCTGACCGAAGCAGCAGTACAGGCAAAGTGCCGCGAGATTGCCACGACGTTAGGGGCGTTTCTCGGGCGTAACAATAGTGGGGCCTACTCCGCTAAGAACCCTCCGACGCCCGGCACTCGCTGGGGCTGGTGTAACGACAGTGCCAAGTTTAACGCACAGTATAAAACACCCGATTTAATCGGCTGGGCAACGGTTACGATCACGCCGGAAATGGTGGGACGTAACGTAGCGGTGTTTCTCGGTGCCGAAGTTAAAGACCCACAGTGGCATTTGACACCGGGCGACAAACGGGCCCAAGCGCAACTGAATTGTATCAACCATATTAATGCTGCTGGTGGCATCGCGGGGTTCGTAACGGACCCGTCGCAGCTCCAGCAGATGATTGGGGACTGGAAAAATGGCAAGTAATAACAGTTATTTCCCACCAGAGTTAATTAAAGACCTAGTGTTACCTGATGGTACTGTAGCACTTTTTAAGCTATGGGGTACTCTTTTTGTATGCAATACCGATGAGGGTACAGTGTCTGGATATAAATTAAACGACCGCATCCTTGTTACAGGAGTCACTGAAAATGGCAAGTAAATACTCACGCGACGAATTACGCAGTATGGCGCAAAATGTACTACTGGATCGTCAAACGAATGACTTTCGTTACATTGAACTGCTATTAGCTATGCCGTTTCGTACCGGACTGTCCGAGTCTACAATCGTCCGTAAAATTGAGGAACTAGTGCGATGATATCTCTGATTGATAAACAAAAAATGCAACAGCGTCAATCATTGCCGTTAGAAGCAAAGATTAGCATGTCTAAACAGCGACTTAAAACTTGGTATGATTATTGGGATGGTGAAGTTTACGAAGCTTTTTCAGGTGGTAAGGATTCAACTGTTTTACGACACCTTATTTTATCTATGGGGCTTAAAATGCCTTTCGTGTTTAGCAACACAGGATTAGAAATGCCAGAAATTGTTAAGTTTGCTAGATCTCAGGATGGTGTTGTTGAAGTCAGGCCAAAAACACCGTTTAACGAGGTTTGGATGGAATACGGGATTCCTGTTGGGTCAAAGAAGGTTGCAAAGATGATCCGCGTATTGCAGGAAGGTGATAACGGTAAGAATTCAAACATGTACAAGCTTTACAATGAAGGGATTAACAGTAATGGAGATGAGTCACCAAGGTGGAAACTTCCAAATAAGTGGCGGAAATTTATCGACTCTGGTATTGCAATAACGGATAAGTGTTGTGACTTCCTGAAAAAAGAACCTCTAGACACATTTGCAAAAGAATCTGGCCTAAAAAGAATTGATGCAATGATGGCATCTGAGGGGGGAATAAGGGGGGGGGGGGAACTTACAAAATGCAACGATTTCGGAAGTAAGCCAGCTTCACACCCAATGCTTTTTTGGACTGAAAAAGATATTTGGGATTACATAAATAAATTCAATGTTGAAATTTGTGAAGTTTATTATGACAGAAAATTTAAACATAATGGTGAAGAAGTCGTCATCCCAGCTGAGAAAAGGACTGGTTGTATGTTTTGCGGCTTTGGCGCACATATGGAAAAAGGGCTTAACAGATTCCAAAGAATGTCCGTTACGCACCCAAGACAGCACTCAATAGTTATGGATAGGATGGGGATGAGAAAAGCTATGGAACTCATTAATGTGAAAGTAGAATATTAGTAATAACATTTAATAGTAAGGAACTGGCGCGATGAATATCGAAAAATTAAGCGGGTGTGAACTCGAAGCACTGCTGAAACAGATTGGGGCTAAAAATATCTCAATGTTTCTGCCGTCTGTACTTAGTGAATTTAGCGACGAATCATTGTTAGACGAAATTGTCAATAATCGTGACTGCGATATTGGAAAATTCATCATGCAACTGTTTGCGGCACTAACGCCACTCAATGACGAGGGGGATGCGCTACTGCGTGACGTCAAAGCGCTGGTGGGGCGTGCTACTGCTATGGAGCCAAACTAATTATGACCTTAAAATTCTACGCAGCACTTCCGGTGCGCTCAGAATCACCAGAGTTAAATGGTGGTCACATTACGACGATGTTTTCGCCGCTCACTGGTACTGGGCGCTGGCACACTGGCGAGGCGGAGCGTTCCGGTATCGTTACGGCTGTAGAATACTGGCAAGGGCGGAACCTGACTGTGGCGATCGTTAAATGTAAGTATGCGGAGCAACGGCACAGTTACTGGTTTGAGCAGGGGTTTCGCTACGATTATGCGTATCGGCCACATGTCAGTATCGGTGCTGGTGATTCCACACGAGAACTGCGGCATCTAGTCGGTGCGCGGTTCGTTACTGAAAGAGAGTTTGCCCGGCTGTTCACTCGGTGATACACTCTAGGTATTATTTCATAACTGAATTTATACTATGGACCGCGAGCAACGAAAACAATTCCTATTAAAACTGATTTCCACCCACGGCGCCGAAGCGGTACAGGCAGAATTAGAACTGTCTGACCGCTCCATGCGCAACTACCAGAGCGATAACGGTAAACCGAATGACCGTATGGTGCCAGCGTGGAAACTGTATCGAGCGGAGAAACGTCTCGGATGTCAGAAATAAAAAGAAAAGCAGTGTTCCTATATGACTACACTGGGATAATGGCTCAGCCGTGGCTAGAGGCTGGTTACGAGTGCTGGTTATTTGACGGCCAGCACAAACACGGAATTACCAGAGAGGGACTACTTGTAAAGGTTGGTGTGTGGTTTGATGCCAAAAAAATTGAAGAACATGCACAAGAAATTTTAGATATGGTTGGCCACGAGGTATTGTTTGTGTTTGGATTTCCAGAATGTACTCACATGGCGGTTTCTGGTGCTAGACACTTCAAATCAAAGCTTGAAAAAGACCCTCTAATTCAGATTAAGGCTGCAAACTTAGCAATTCTTGTTAAGTTAGTTGGTGAGAAATTTAAGTGCAAATGGGGAGCGGAGAACCCAATTAGTGTATTGTCATCACTCTGGAGAAAACCGGATTTCATGTTTGACCCATGCGACTATGCTGGTTATCTCCCACCTGATGACTCGCACCCGCTACATCCAGCAGTCTATCCTCCGCAAGATAGATACAACAAGAAAACGTGTATTTGGTGTGGGAGTGGATTTATTGAGCCAGAAAAGAAAAGAATTGCCCCGGAGTTTAAAGACAATCCTGGGTGGTCGAGAACGGGTGGTCGGTCTATGAAAACTAAAAATATCAGAAGTGCTACACCGCGTGGGTTCGCACGTGCAGTTTTTCTAGCTAACTCCTAATTTTTAATGTACTCTTAACCACTATTTCCGTGGAAACGGTGACTATATGCAACTATCCCCGACACAACAGAAAAACCTAGATGAGTGGTTACGTCTAGGCCTACCTAAAACCCGTATCGCTAAACACCTCGGTGTGACAATAGAGCAATTAAAATATTACCTTTCGAAACGGGATAAATAACTTGTGCGCACAAAAAGAGAAAAGATTTTCGATAAATCAGGTGGCCGCTGCTGGTACTGTGGGTGCGAGCTTAAAAAAGGTTGGCATGCAGACCACTTTCATCCAATAGTAAGAGATGTGGTGCCTAATGTTGATAAACGAGGTGTCACTATTGGCTACAAAACAGGGAAAGAGTGCCGCTATCCAGAGCTAGACACTTTTGAGAATTTAGTACCTTCTTGTCCACAATGTAATAACTTCAAGCACTCATTACCTATTGAGGCTTACCGTAGCCTTATATCAGACCAGTTTATCAACACCTTAAAACAGTCAACTGGTCTGCGTCAGTTACAGCGTCTTGGACTAATAGACATCGCACCTAAACCAGTAGTGTTCTGGTACGAAAAAAATAATTTGTCAGTTCCGTCAGTATGGCAATTATTAGGTGTTTCACAAGAAGCGCTAGATACTGAATGGTTAAAAGACAATGCAGAGCCTAACTACTATCACCAGTGGATTGCGGGGCGTATGACAACGCTTAGACGAATGGGTTCATACTGGTTAGTAATTTCTATCACGGATGATTGAGATTCTTCAAAAAGGACTGAGTTACCCTCTGTTACCACTGAGAAAGCTAAAGCATTAGCAGCAGAGTGGGCACTTCGTTTACAGGAGTCATTCTAATTATGCGCACAAATTTAAAACAATATGTGGCGTGGCGTGGTATTCCGCTTGACAACGGTAAAACCAAGAAACTACTGATTAACCCACACACTGGGCGCGCAGCCAGTTCCGTCGATCCGACCACGTGGGGCAGCTATGACGACGTTACCACGTTTATCGCTAGTCACGCAGATCACCATCTCGGTTTCGTATTTACCGCTGACGATCCTTACTTTTTCATCGATATTGATGACTGTATCGACGCAGCAGGTAACTGGAACACCATTTCGAAACAGATTTATTCACGTTTCCCCGATGCTTATGTCGAATATTCACAGTCAGGGCGTGGCCTCCACATTATTGGTATTGGCAAACGTCCCGTGGGCTATAAAAACAAATCCGATTACGGTTACGATATCTACACTGAGAAACGTTTCGTCGCGTTGTGTCCTGATACTGTTATCAGTGGTGATCACAACAAATACGATCACACGGCACAGTTAACCGCAGTAACTACGGAACATTTCGAATCACGGGACGCTAACGCCGTAGACTGGACGGACTATGCCGTTGACGGCTATAACTTCAGTGGTTCAGATGAGGACCTAGTTAATCTCGCATTAAACGCTAAATCGCTGCGGGTACGTTTCGGCGATGCCGTTTCGTTTAAGTCTCTGTGGACTCACGACGATGACGAGCTAACCAAACATTTCCCCAATGACCAAGACGCGGGTATTCCGGATGAGTCACGCGTCGAATCGGCGCTGGCCACGCACTTAGCATTCTGGACAGGTAAAAACGCTGCCCGTATCGAGCGCATCATTACGGATCTGTGGCCACACTGCCGCGACAAATGGTTAAACCGTCCTGCTTATCGCGAGTCAACAATCACCGGTGCGCTTAAAACCTGCCGAGAAACGTATCAGACAACACCAGAATCGGTGCGGGAGTTCGTTAAAACCGTTCCTACTGCTACCGCCGGCATTACGCCGCAGTGGTGCCACGGTGTCGAACCTGGTGGCGACTACGGCAAAGACCACACCCCTAATGCCGTGTCGTTTTTACGTGACTGGTACGGCGACGGGGCTTACCTTATCTGTAACGAAAATGACCTCTACCGCTACGACGGTAAAATCTGGAACGTCGTTACCGAAGAAACACTCCGCGGCGAAATTACCCGCGCGATGCTAGCCGCTTCGCCTCAGTCATCGTGGATTGACGGTACACTGAAAATCGTAAAACAGTTGTGCACACGTAACGACTTAAACGTGGGCGACTGGCCGGGGCACAACACCGAATCGCTGATCGTGTACCAGAATGGCATCTTAGATCTGGACGAAATGAAGTTCTACGGTCACGAACCGGCGTACCTATGCGTGAATATCATGCCCTATGAGTACCGGAACACCGTAACGTGTCCGCAGTGGTCCTCATTTTTAAATGAAGTATTCGAGGGAGACCAACAGCGCATCAACCTGCTGCAGGAGTACATGGGTTACTGTCTGGTGCGCTCGTACTCGTTCCATAAAGCGTTGATGATGATCGGTCTGCGCCGTTCCGGTAAAGGCACAATCGGCCGCATCATTCGTAAGCTCGTCGGTGCGCACAATTACTCAGCAGCGGGTTTAGAGGACTTAGCTAACGATGCCACACTCGACGCGCTGCGCACTAAAACAGTGGCGTTCGATGGTGACGCGCACGACGTTTCACCAGGTAGTCGCGGGCAGGTACTTACCCGTTTCAAGAAAATCACCGGTAACGATGCCATCCAATTTGGCCGTAAGTATAAGTCGTCCATGGATACCACACTGCCGACTCGGTTTATTATCGCCGCGAATAATATGCTGAACTTCAGCGACGACAGCGGGGCGATGACTGGGCGCTTGTGTATCTTACCGTTTAACCTGTCGTGGCAGGGGCGTGAGGATCTATCGCTGGGTGACCGATTAGAAACGGAGATCCAAGGTATCGCTAACTGGGCTATTGAAGGGCTTGTGCGTCTGCGTAGTAACGGCCGTTTCACTGAACCTGACATTTCTATGGAAGAAATTGAGCAGCTGACCGAATCATATTCACCACTGCTGGCGTTTGCTAAAGAGTGTCTGCAGTTCGGCGCAACGGAACAAGTCGGTTCTCAGACACTGTTTCAGGCGTATTCGCTGTGGTGTCGTCAGAATGGTCGTAAGCCAGGCCACGTGGGTTCACTGTCGAATCATATGAAGAATACATTCCGTGGGCAGATACAGCACGGTAAAATCACGCTGGGGGATGGTACGCGAGTATCTGGGTTTAAAGGTGTGGGCGTCGTCTCTATGGCCTCGTCACCGAGTAATGTGGTGCCAATGACACGATAAGAAACGGGGCTTATGCCCCGTTGTTGTTTTTATCTCATCCAACATTTAACGTAATCACGCATCGATAGTGGCAAGTGGAACTGCCCGCAACGGTATTCCACGTTAACGAATTTAGCGCCTCCTTCGGTGATCACTGTCACTACTTCGCCGTCGTCCGGAGCTTCGTCACTTATCCACTCCCCATAGCGCTTGCCATTCATTACAATGTGGACTTCGAACTCTGCGTTACGATTGGCACGGTAGAACTTTAAAATACGCTCCACACGTTCCAGCATCGCATCCGGTACACTGCGTAACTTACTATTCTCTACTGGACGACTCATAATCTCCCCCACTCCTTAACGTTCTTGATCTGCTGTCCTAATAGCCAGTAACCACCGTCACGATATGCGACGTTCTTATACAGCAGGTTATTGACGGTGCGCACAGTGACTAATTCGTCGGCTTCTGGTGTGGCCTCATCAACGCTAAACCAGCACATCACCTCACGACCGTTTACCATGATGGCCACAGTGAACTCGGTGCTGCGATTGGCACGATAGAACCCTGTGACACGTTCTACATCATTCAGCACCGCTGCTGGAATATTTCGTAACTTACTATTCTCGCGTGGTCTTCCCATATCGAAACCCTCTTACTTTGTATTGGTGTGTCTTCACGAACCCGCTGCCTAAGATAAACCCTTCGGCTGTAACTCTGTCGGGGCGTAAATCCCACTTGAAACCTGCCTCTACGGAGAACCGAGGGAGTGTCAAACCGTCCGTGATCTCCACTTCTATGAACTTAACTATCATGCCACGAGTCTCAGGAACTCGTGGTACTCGCCAGCAAAACCGACACGAACCAGATAGCCGTCGAACCCATCATACACTACGTACCTGCGTACAATATCGTGCTCGATGTCAGGGGCATTAGCTTCAGCTTCTTCACGAGTGTCAAAGATGATGGTGTAAAAGTTATATTGTCCGGCAGTGCGTACTTTCAACATTTTCATTTTGGTGCTCTCCTTAACTGTTAGACTTATAATAACCATTAATAACTATAACGTCAACTGTTTTTATTAATAACTTTAAATATCTAAGTTTTTATTAATAACTTCTAGACCACATTTATCTCAGTTTCTGTTAATACCTAAGTACTGTCCATGACACTGTCCGGCACGAAAATACCGAAAAACCCTTTAAAATCATTATATTGTCCGGTGTCTAGGTACTTTTATAAAAACGGTTTATAATTTATATCTATTAATAAATAGCTGTTTATAGTTATATATGTCTATTATTTTTAATTAAGTTACACACGCGAATATGCCGGACAGCCGGACAACTTGTTGATTCTATTACGTTTTTCGGTGTTTTTGATGCTGGACACTGTCCGGACACTCCGTATCATCCTGTTTTTATTACGTTTATTCCCAATAGTGACATAATCGTTGCGAAATGGTACTCTAGCGGCATGTTTAATCAAACCGGTGTGGATTCCATGCAAAAAGAGATCGACGAGTTGCGAGAGCAGCTCAGTGGACGCATGTTGAGTTTCGCGGAATTCTACCTGGAGAACTTCGATAGTTACTGCCGGGGCGAATTGACCCTAGCTCAGCTCTACATGAACGCTATACGGGACGATATCGAGAAGCACAGTGCCGAGACTACAGCTTGGCGTCACCTCGACCCTAAGAGCCGCTGCGGGCGTTACATTGCGTTACGTCTGAAACAGCTGTCGGAAAAGTCCGAGAAAAACAAAATCGCTACCGTTGCGGAGATTCGCGAATACTTAACGAAAGCGGTTCGGGGTTACGATCAGCTCGTGTCGGATCTGGTGAAAACTAAAACGTACCCGGTCATCGATAAAGAAACCGGTGAAGTGAAGGGGCAAGCGACGGGACTGTTCGTTGATAACATTGACGACATACCACCTAACCTGCTACAGTACTTTAAGTCGTTCAGAGAAGTGCCCGGTGCGGAGGGTTTCTTGGTTGACCTGAAAATGAACCAGGCCGACAAAGACCGAAACAAATGCGCCGAGATGCTACTCAAGACGGAGGGTGCGTTTATCGATCGCACCGAAGTAACAGGTCGTAACGGTGCACCAATTGGTATCGCTGTTGCGGAAGTGTCTAGCGATGAACTGCAGAAAATCTGCCGCGGCTTGCTAGACGAAATTTAACGTTAGGAACCCGACATTATGAATACTGACGAAGCGCTACAGTGGTGCTTAAAAGCCTGTTTATCTGGGTGGCCAACTACTTGCCCTAACTTTGCTCCTATGGGGTGGCATTGGGAGAGTCATCAAGCTTTCTCTGGGGTGATTCTGGTACACCCGAGTATCGCCGAGCCAATCACAAAGAGTGATTTCAAGTTAGCACACGTAAATAATCCGTTACATGACAACCAAGAGCGTATTCAGTGCTACAGACAGCCACAAACCACCAGCTCCGAAACCAACCGCACCAAACTGCTCAAAGCGTTTCAACTGTCCGAGTGGGACGAAAACGAAATCATCCGTCGTGCTGTGGCGCTAGCAGAACCAATCGAACAGCTGCGTGACATCCTGAGCATTCTGAAAGGCGAGTCGCTGGAAGATATCCTGACGATCGCCGTGGAACAGCTACGCAACGACTACGCGACGGTAGGCACATGGAATGGCACCGACCAGTTACGTCGTGGGCATATCGTCGCTGGTGGTGCTGTCGTCGGCACCGATGGCGCATATGTCACTATCCGCGATGCTGATAACGCCTTACGTGCCATGAGCGTTGCTGATGTGCAACCACCGTGTTAAACTGTGAGGAGTATTCGTATAATTACAGAGGATAGCCACAATGGCAGATCTGGTAAACCGAGCCTCCCTAGAAAAACTCGAACGTCAAGCTGAATTTATTGCCACGGTAGGCTCCGGTGAAACCTCAGCCGGAGCTACCGTCACTCAAGTGACTAACCCCGATTCTGGGGTTACTGTTCCTACTATCCCTCAATTAATCGCCGACGCTGAAGCCACAGTCAAAAATCTTGACTGGAGTCCAGTAGGAAATTTTGCTGACGGTGTTACGTTCACAAAATCCACTGACTACGCTGTTTATATGGAAGAAGTAAGCCCTGGAGTTTACGCATCAACTCAGTGGGTTTACACTGGTTCGTTGCCGTTTACTGCGACTGCTGGAACAATTCCTAGCGAGCCGACTTATCAAGTGGTTAATGTCAGGGATGCATCATTAATTAATTACGATAATACAACCGTAGAATCCGAGCTTGATGGAGCAAGGTCATTCAGAACCTCAGTAGCTGGAGGTGACATTTACCCGATTGAATCAGATTCGATTGTGAGTGATGGAGACACTATTCCTAGCGGGTATACGCACTTAAACACTGCATACGGAATCAAGCGCATGGTTCCCGCTGCTACAGGCGTTATTTCTGGACTTACAGAAACGACAGCAACCATCGGAAGCACATTTGTAAACTTATTCCCGTATGATTTGCCAGAACATCAAGCTGAGGCAGTTTCTGTCTATAACGCAAAATTGCAAGCTAGGACGCAAAGAGCTGCTAATTTTGAGATTGGTGGATCTGTTACTATTCTTGGTGACTCAATAACAGCAGGTGTTGGAGCTACTAATAACGATACTAGATATTCTCGCGTTCTTCTTAATGCGCTACAAGACTATCAGCAAGGTGGATACGGACAGTCAAATGAGGTAGATTTCAACTGGACTTCGATGGGTGGTGTTGCATTAACTGGACAAACCGCTGGGTCATCAGGGCCAATTCAACGAAGCCAAATTATTTCAGTTGGCGGAACAATTACTATCACAAGACCAAACGCCACAAGGATTGCATTTTTCTTTGATAGAACCACAACGTCAGGCAGTGTTGAAATACGCCAAAACGCTGTATTGCTTGCAACTATTGATTGCTCTGGTGCTGACGCTAAAAATATTCTGTCTAACTACACAACCATTGAATCAGGCGGAGCAAACGTAACATTAACGGTTATTGACAACCCTGTTGAATTCCTTGCAATCGTTCCTATTGGGGATAATGTTAGCCAGCCAAACATATCAATTGGTATGCAAATGGCCGTGAGTGGTTTTAATACAACCGACTTTCTGCAAGATCCGGCCCAACTTGTTAGCATTGGCGCTTGCGGTGCATATGTTGGTACAGATTCTATTTACGTTCTTGCTATCGGTACAAATGACATTTATACAGCCGCGCGCACACCGTATGAATACACGGATAACCTAAGAACAATAGGCACAACATTAGAGTCTTACAGACCGGCCAACACTATTGTTTTGGTTGTGCCTCCAAAATCAAACGAATCAGTATACCCTGTTGCTATTAGTGGAATTACTCATGATGATTATCGGCAAGCGATTTATCAACTTGCTGTTGAACAAAAATGGGCTGTAATTGACCATTCTGCGCTTGAATTAAATGAGCAAAGCCAATTAAGTGATGGTTTGCATCCTAATGACAGGGGGCATCAACAGTTAGCGTCAAATATCCTTAAATCATTTGGGCTTAAATTAAAGCAGCCACTTACAGGCGTTCAACGTGATGCCATTGCTGCAAAATCAGACGTTGCGCTATATAGACGATCCGCAGATTTAACGACATTTACAGGTACAACAACTAGAGAAAAAACGCTTACATCTATGGGTGTTACAGCTAATGATTTTGTTGTCGGTGTTTATATTCGGTGGAAAACATCTGGCGTTATGATCCCATATCAAGACTGTCAAAACCTAGCGTCAGGATTAGGGCTGCAGATGTTAAGGTCATTCACTGGTGCGGATTATTCTGTTGCTAAAATGTTCTACACTAGCGCAAGCAATGATGGTACAGGGTTTGCATCACCACAAGGCCCGTTATCCGCATCAATACTAAATACTGTTGCTGGATACAATGATGCAGAAATAATCGTTGAGTTTGAGAGATCGCTAAAGACAGATAGCGATTTATAATATTTAACCTATGACACTACAATGGGACGAACTAACGGACGCTCAGAAACCCTGCATCCGTGAACTTTCTAATCAGTCGCTGCTATTCTACAGTCGCGCAATGTTCCGGTTTCAGCAAGCAGACCAGTTCATGGTGAATTGGCACCATCATTTAATCTGTGACGAGCTGGAACGGGTGGCGCGTGGCGAAACAGATAATCTCATCATCAACATGCCTCCAGGTGGATCGAAAACGCACCTCGGCAGTATCTGTTTTCCATCGTGGTGTTTCAGTCAAGAAATTAACTGCCGGTTCCTCACCGTTTCGTATTCAGCCGACTTGGTTAAAAACGTAATCTCGGGCCCAATCCGTGACGTAATTAAATCGGAAGAATACCAAGACATGTGGCCTGTGCAGATGAGTACCGACACAGATGCTAAGGACCACTGGAAACTATTAAATAACCGTGGCAAGAAAGCTGGGGAGTTTAAGTGTGCCTCAAACGGCGGCTCTATTACAGGGTTTCGCGCCGGTAAATTAGCACGTGATAAATTCTATGGTGCACTGATCCTCGACGACCCTAACAAGCCGCTCGATATGCTGACGAACCGTAAGCGGGAAAACAGTAACGAAATTCTCGCAACGGTTAAGTCACGTCTAGGTTCACCTAAAACACCAATTATCATTATTCAGCAGCGGCTTCACGCATTAGATGCCACGGGGTTCCGTTGCGGCCAGATGACGAAAGTATCTGATTCGCCGTGGCTGTGCGAGTGGAAGTCTGGCGGTAAAATTACGCGGCAGATTATTATCCCAGCGCTGATTGATGATACTTACGTGAAATCGCTGCCCGAGAAGTACCAGCGTTACGTTACGGGTATGCTGTACGACATGGACCAGTATGGCCGTTACAGTTACTGGCCAGAGAAAGAAACGCTGCAGGGGATGCTCGAAATTGAAGAGCAGTACCCGTTTATGTTCGAGGCGCAGTATCAGCAGAACCCGCCTGTTATCGGCGGTAAAGTGTTAAGTGGCGAGTCGTTCCTGTACTGCAATAACGTAACACAGCCAGCTGAATACGACTGGACGTTTATCACTGGTGATACTGCGCAGAAAGCTAAAGATACGTCGGACTACACGGTATTTTGCGCGTGGGGCGTTAAAGCTGGCAATCTGTACCTGCTCGATATCGAGCGCGGCAAATGGGAAGCACCGCAGATGCAGGTTAAACTAAGGATGCTGGTGGCACGGACGCGTGACAGTTACGGCAGCGGTAAACTGCGTGGCGTGTGGGTCGAAGATGCTGCTAGCGGTACGTCGCTTATTCAGTTGATGCGTAACTCACTGCCAGTGCCAATTAACCCATATAAACCTAACCGTCTCGGTAAGTGGGCATCGTGCCAGGACACGTTACCGTTTCTGCAGAGTGAGTATAGTAATGGCCGAGTGTGGCTTAACGAGGATTTCGACGCGAAGAATCACAATCGTAAGCTCAAGGAGTGGGTCGACGAAATGTGTGCATTTACCTCCGATGATTCGCATGACCACGATGACCAGTGCGATAACCTGTTTATGGCTGTCCGTATCGGATTGACCGCAGAGATACTTGGCGGGTCGGGTGATGCACCAATTACTGTGGGTGGTTCAACAGGCGCATATAGTTTTTGACATAGTGACTGAATTGCGCCTATACTAACCTCACGTTTAACGATGTGAGGTTTTTTTTGTGCGTAAAATAAAACGAGAAACCGCAAAGAAGAAAGGTCTTAAGAAATATTTTGAAGGTGAGTCTTGCTGTAACGGACATATTGCAGAGCGGTATGTGAGCACTGGCGCCTGTATCGAGTGTTTACGTAAATACAGAATGGTGCGGGAAGCAAAACAGGCCTTATTACGCACCGGTGAGTGGGTCAAACAAGGGCGGGTGGAGCTTAAAACAACCAAGGAGGCCTGTATCAGAACTGAGAAGGGCGAGTTACGCATATTGCCTCTGCAGGAGCTGACTCTAGAATCTAGAACGGAGAAACTACGGCGACTATCTGGGATGGGTGCCGAGCTTAATCTAGAGCATCTATTAAAATTAGAGAAACTTGGCTTAATAACAATAAACATTGAGGAAACTTTATGACCAAAGTAAGAAAACTGAACCGTGAATTAGCTAAAGAAATTGGGGCTACTCACACGGACACCACATCTTTTAAATTGTATCGAATAGCAGATGATCTTTTATTAACATGGAGGGATGGGAAATGGATAGAGTCAGACTTATCAAAAGGGGCTATTGCGGACAGCATCCGACCAATTCCACCACAGTGGCCATGCGATGCCGCACCGGAGGATTGGCGCGACGTGGTGGTGAGTGTTGCCTCTGATAACCGTGTGGAAAAGTGTGAAGAGGGTATTCGAATTAACGGTATGCGGATTAAAAAATCAAAGTGGGTAGAAATGTGTCATGTGACTCTAGTGGAAGAGGGATTCTTTGAATTATGAAAATGTTACTTAAAATATACGCGTGGCTTACTAAAACTCCATTAGTGGTCTTAACTGATTACGACGGTGAGGAAACACTTGCTCCAGTATATGTGGACAGCAGCGGTCGGCTTGCAGCTAAGCGTTACTGGCCACATGACATACGAAACGCGGTATTAAACCCTGATGGCACAGTATCTAATGGGTTTTATGTAATACGGTGGCGATGGAAATGATCTCCTTCGTCTATCACGGAACAATTGTGGCTGGTAAACCTGCTGGCCACAATAAACGAATGCTGCGGGTCGGTGATAAGATGTATCACACACCCCATATGCGTGACGTCGTGGTGCACAAGCAACCGGCTACGGTTATGCCGCTACGTGACTTTATCAATTGGCTTGGTGGCAGTGTCGTATTCGCTGCGCGTACGTTAGGTTTGCACCATACGAAAATCAGCTACACGGTAAACTCTGGTCGTGACGCGATTGTCATTGCCGGTAAACTGTATGCTGCACCGAAGTGCAACCTCTACGCAGCAGATGATACGCCACGTAACCGTAAGAAACGTCGCTATGGTGATTTATGGTTCGATGGTAACGTACTGCGGCAGAAAGAGGGCACTTACGCGCCGCTCAGTGCCGTTATGGAGCTGGCTGGCAGCTTAAGCGAAACAGCACGGATGCTAGGTGTCTCGCGTTATGCGCTTCATGATGCAGAGAATTCCGTTGTGTATCGTGGGTGGCTGTATAAACGGGTGAGGTGACACACCCTGACCCCTATGCTACACTGGCGGCAATGTGAAACTATCTGGTACCTATGCTATGGCTGACATTGCCGTCGAATCCTATAAACGCTCGTCTGGTTATGTGCTAGAAGAGTACCTGCCAGCGCTTATCGGCACTAACGGTAAGCGCACTATGCGCCTGATGATTGACGACCCGACATACGGCGCGGTGTTGTTCATCTTGGGCGTGTTTTTCCGTTCGATGCAATGGTCTGTTGAGCTGCCAAAAGAACTCGTAGGTGATGCTGACGCTGAAACGCGCCGGGCGTATCTCGAAGACGTACTCATGCGCGATATTGGTACGAAAGACGACCCGGATTCGTTAGCCACATTTGATGACCTCGTGGCTATGGCGCTCGATATGTGCCCATGGGGTTACTCGTTGGTTAACCCAGTACTGAAGAAACGGCCTGATGGTCTGGTTGGTATTGGTCGGCTGATTCAGATTGCGGCCGAAACAGTCGATGAGTGGATTTACGATGAAGCCACAGGTAAAGTAACGGGCGTTAAGCAGCAGAATCCCGCCACGTATGTCATTACTCCGATTGAACGCGAGTATTTCCTGCACTTTAAAACAAATCCGGCAAAAGGTAGTCCTGAAGGTCGCTCAATTTTCCGCGCGTCATATAAGTCATGGAAACGTCGTGAAGCGCTACAGACTACCGAATCAATCCTTGCCGAACGTGGTACAGGCTTCCCCGTAATCATCGCTGACCCAAAAATCAAAGAGCAGTCAATAGGTGAAACTGCCGCGGCTAAAGTGTGGGCCCAAACAGTTTCGCAGATTGAATCTATCCCGAAAAATGTACGCATGAATTCGCAATCAGGCCTTACTTTGTGGACTGATAACTATAAAAACCCTGATGGTACTGATACGGGTAACCCGCGTGTACAGTTCCAGTTTGCACCAGTCGGTACGACTAACACCGTCCAGTTCCGTGAGGCGATCCGCGACTACGATATGCAGATTGTGCGCTCTGTTATTGCACAGTTCCTGTTTAACGGCAGTGACTCGGGGAACCGCGCGCTCGATTCGTCACAGACATCATCGTTTCTGCGCGCCATTATGGGCTTTGCGGAAATTATCGCTACGGTAGTGAACCGTCAGTTAGTTACACGGCTGTGGACTGCTAACGGCTGGGAAATTGACAATACGATGCCACGCGTAACGCCGTCACCACTGGATAAGTCGAACCTGGAAGAAATCGGGTCGTATATTCAGAAACTGACTGCGGCGGGCGCCACAATATTCCCGAATCCAGAAATTGAAAAGTATCTGCTGACATTGGCCGACGTCCCTGTCGACTCTATCGGGGAAGATGAGGAGTTATAGGTTATTCGAGTACGTATTCGTCGCGAATGAATACATCCGGATCGTACTCGCTATAACGTGTTTTAAGTCGGTGTGCCATGTATGGTAATAGAAGTAGGCCTGCTAGTGGCACTAAAATAGCACCAGCAAAGATAATCCACATGTCACGTAAAATGCTACGTAATGACCAGTCTAATGGGTTCAGTGGTGTATCAAAATGTTCCTCTGACATCAATGCTCCTAACCATAGATAAGCTAACCGTTTCCAGTATGGCCAGTCCTGAAACTCAGAAACGTATAGGTTACGTTTAACTATTTTCATCACAATGTTTCTCCCGTCATTTCATACAACGCAGCAGATTCGCCGAATGTGTCGGACAGTTCCTGTAGCTCCTCGATGCGCTTCTTTATCTCTGCTTGCAGTGCCGCTACACCTGCAACGTAGTCGGTACCTGTCGGTTGCGGTTGTGGCTTCGACCAAAACGCCGGCACACAGAGAGTCGTGTCTAACTCACCCGTGTCGACGTCCTTACACACAATCACGCCGATTTCGCACTTGTGGAACTTGACACGGTGATTTACTTCATAATCGACTGGCATACTGGCCCACTCCTTAATTTCTATTAGTCGCTCAATTAACTCCTCGCAGCGGTTCGATACTTCCTGCATCGGATCGCTGCATCCGCTTATCTGCTCAAATGTCAATAACGGTACTTTCGCGAGACTGCCGAGCATACCGTAATCGTGAGCACCGAAGTATTTTGAGTTGCGTTTTAGTGTCATAGTGACACACTCCGCTCATTTGATTTTAGGCGCAACTTAGCGATTAGCTGCACAGTTTGCTTATCTTCTGGTGCAGCTTTACCTAAACCATGTTTATTAGTCAGGGCATTCTCACCACGAGATACGCACATCAGATTATCAATGGCACAATTGGTCCGGTCATTATCTTTAAACCACAGTACGTGGTTAGCTGGCAAACTACCATGGTGTTGTTCCCATACTAAAATATGTTTCAACTTCCACTCGTTAGGCTCGGCCACTTTTACACTTACATAGCCATCTTTATTATCAACGCGCTCAGCACCAACAGGGCGATGATTAGCGGGCGTGTGGCCTTTCTTGAAGCGTGTTTTAGCAGAGTTACCACCAGCATTAAATGAAACCCCTTTGTTCCACACATCACACCCTTTCTCAAACCGACCAGTACGCCCCGATTTTATGCCGTGATTACGAGTGAAGCACCGTAACTGACTAACTGTTTTCGAGTCACCGAAGTGTGCATTAAATGCTGCCGTCATGTCTTTTAAAGATAGAACTCGATACTGCTTAATCACCCACTGTTTTTGCTCATCTGTGAATATTCTCATTCTTTGTTCCTTAGCATCTTAGGCAGGTCTTCTGGAACGATCATATCTGATGCTGCAATTTGCGCATCTAGAGCTAAGCGACCGTTTTGCACAATTTGAGATGCCACGTTGGTAATCGCCTTTGTACGCTCAATTTCAAGTCGTAGCTCATCACTCGAAAGTCCTTCATCACCTAGACGTTCAATTTGTGCAAATAGGTGATCATTTAAATCGGAAATATTATTTTTCATCACATCAACCCCTCTAACACGCTGCGGGCGGTAAGTTCGATATTACCGGGGGTAACCGTTACGACTAAATCAGGGTCGGGCAGATACGACCGTGAATCGCCCGTGAAATCATAGCCGTCACGTACCAGTCGCACCACTTTTACACGATCGCCAAACATCAATTTAAGCGGCTGCAGTTCCTCGATAAAACCACCATCGGCAAACACGACGGAACGGTCGATACCAAGTAACCGCGCTGCTGCTTTGCGGCCGAAGTAGTCCTTGCCATGTTTCGGCTTAATCTCGTTTTCCGATACGTGAATGAGCATCTGGCGCACCGATAGTCCCTGATGCCACGGGAGTTCCTTTAAGTCGCGGTTTTCGTTGCGTTCGATTACTTCTGTAACTGGTATTCCATAGTGTCCCGCTGTGGCTTCATACAGTGCATGTTTGAAACAGGTTTTTGCATAGCCAGCGTGGTCACGTAGCCAATTAGCGATTGTGTCTTTGCCGCACCCAGGCGGGCCATTTAGGATAATGATCATAATTAATATTTTTTTCCGTTCTCAGCGGCTCGTGCCGCACGTTGATGGTCGGCACGAGTGCGGTTATAAGCCACTTTCTCGTTGATGATAGTTTCTAGGTCGAAACCTTTAAGTTCTGCATATGCCATGACTTGATTTACAGCCGTAGCTAATTCCTCGCTCGCTCCATATTGGTAAGCCTGTAGTTTAATGTACTTGAAAGCACAAGATACACAGCAATGGGCATCCGCTAATAGTTCTGTTGGGTCAGACTCAGGCTTTACACTATTACCAATATCTTCATTCCAATCCCAGCCCACACTACCCAAATAATCCAAACAGCGGATCACAAAGTCAGCCAGTTCCACTTGAAACATGGGGTACTGTGGTAAGCGATCGTCCATAAGGCTCTTACGGTCGCCTTCCATCGCTTCGGATAGTTCAGAGTGAAACAGGCACACCATAGTTGCAAATGGTCGCGGATTATCCCACCAGCCCATTTCGCGGTTCTGTTGGTGAATTCGGTTCTGTAGTTCGATTAGGTTTAACATTTCACAAATTCTCCGTTAATGAGTTTGTAGTAAGTATCTGCATCAATATCAACACCAGCTTTAGCAGTTTTTATAGCTAAAATAGTACCCGCGTTGTCACGCTCAGTGATAACTACCCATGAACCTTCTGATGCCTTGGCTTTTGAATCATAACCTGTGACAACAGCCACTGATTGTTTGCCTTCAACTAACGCAGCGGAACAGTCACCAGTGTTTGACGCAGCGGAATAGTCACCAGTGTTTGACGCAGCGGAATAGTCACCAGTGTTTGACGCAGCGGAATAGTCACCAGTGTTTGACGCAGCGGAACAGTCACCAGTGTTTGACGCAGCGGA